CCACGAAATGACCACAAGTAATTTGATGTAAACGCATTAATTGTGTCAAGACTGTGCTTGTAGTCACAACTTTGCCATCTAAATGTGCTAATGCAGTTTGCTTCATTTCTTTATAAACTTTTTCTTGCTCAGGGGTTAAAGAAACTGTACGTTTCATCCAAGTCTTTTTAGGTAGGTCCAAACAATCTTCTTTCAAAACTCTGTAAGAAAAAGGTTTAAGTTTATCAGACAGCTCACCAAGATTTCTATAACCAACTACGACTTGAACCGTTCTAGCACCTAGATTCATATTACGCATTACAGCGTATCTTGCTCTAAATGTATAAAAAGAATGATGACCTAAAAGACTTGTATCTAAAAATTCACACTGAGAATATAAATCTAATGGTGATTTTGTAATAGGTGAACCTGTAAGTATTCTTCTGTACTTAGAATCTTTTGCGATCTTTAAAATGTTTTTAGTTCTTTTAGCAGATGGATTTTTTATAGTTGTAGCTTCATCGATAGCGATCATAGATTTATGAGATGCTAAAAACTTAGCAGCAAAATCTAAACCTTTTTTAGTAGAGAACGCTTCAACATTCATAATTAAAATATGTAGATCAGTTCCTGTTTCAAACAAAGTATTTAGTTCTTTTAGTTTTGGTTTGGTATGTGATGCAGTCCAAAGAACTGCTTTCTTTTCAATATGGTCAGCCATGTGTGTAGGTATTTCAGAGTCATACCAGTTTTTATATACACCTTTAGGTGCAATCAAAAGCAAACCATTTATATCGCCTTTGTCATAAAGCATAGATACATTATCAATCAATACCTTTGATTTACCCGTACCCATTTCCATGAAATACGCATATACTTCTTTATCCCAAGACATTTCTAAGGCTTTGAGCTGATGCGCAAAAGGCTTAGTTTTAAATTTGTAGAACATAATATTTTATACTTTCTATGTATAAAATAGGATACGTTAGGATATTTGTCAACTATTTATAATTGAATTTTCCACAGTATTTATCGAATTTTCTCATTAAAAAATCACAAGCTATTGGAAAATTGTTTCTAATTAATCGGGGTGTAGCTGTTTCTGGACGTTCGCGCATACCGGGAGTTTTATCTTTAGCTGTTTTAACCCTACGTATTTTTGATTTAAAAGTTTTCATTCTGTCTTTTAATCCTTTGAGTCCAGGTATTTTCTTTTCAAGAGTTAGTATATCCGATTCTAGATTTTCATATTTAATTGTAAAATCAATTATATATTTTTGATCTATCTCATAAAACCGATCATACTCATTGATAGGTAAATTAAATGCGTGATCTTTAAAAGTAACACCAGCTGCATCTAAATTAAAAAAATAATAACTAGATATAGCATAGTCAATTGGATGTCTTATAATAGATATCTTTGTGTATGAATTAAAAATATCTTCACCTATTCTTTTTTTAATTTTTCTGGCCGATATATGATTGTAGTATCTTTGACTATTGGGTTCATAAACACGGGTAAACCCGTCGTAAACTTGATAGCAATCATTGTTTGTGATGTGTCTAACATGATCATAATCAATATCTAAACCTACAATATGATCAAAATACTTTGCCCCATTTTGATGATTTTGATCGTGAACTTTATTTCTTTTCAAACTTACTTTTTCATCTGTCGGAGTGCATCGAGTTATTATATCATCAGGACCACAATAATTTCTTAACGCTAATTCAAAAGAAGTACCTGCAACTTTAAGAGGTTTTATAAAGATTAACTTGTGCTTATGTGATATAATCATTGCTTTCTATTTAAAAAAATGTATATAAAACTAAAAAAGAAAGTCAATGGCGAAAGTTTATTTAACTCAAGAGATACCTATCGATAAAGAAACAGGTAAACCTAAATATAATGTTATGGGTGCAGCAAAGTATGGAGACATTCAAACTCTATTACCTATGTATTCTCAAATGATACTTTCACCTGGTCCATTAATTCAGAAACTTAGAACGCTTCTAAAAGACTTTACATCTGAAGACTACCTTTTATTATCTGGTGACCCTGCAACTATTGGTGTTATTTGTGCAGTTGTTTCTGATATGACAAATGGAAAGTTTAAATTTTTAAAATGGGATAGACAAGAAAAAACTTACTACCCAATAGAAATAGATTTATTTAAAAAATAATATTGACAAAAGAAAAGTCTAGGATTATATACAATTTACGAAAGGAATTGTATGACAATTAATTATGAAGAAGATAGACTAGAATCTGTAAATCAAATTGATGCCGCAGCTTCTCTGTCTAATAAAGTTATTGAATTAAAAAATATTGAAGACGAAATTTCTAATGCAGAAAATAGTATTTCAAAATTAAAAGAAAAAGCAAAAGTATTATCTGAAGTAGAGATACCTAAGATGATGCAAGAAATGAATATTACAAAATTAAAGCTTAAAGATGGTGAATCAGTAGAAGTAAAACCATTTTACTATGCATCAATATCACAAGGAAGAGGAGAGAACGATTCTGATTTCTTTGATAGAAGATCAAAAGCTTTTAAATGGCTTCGAGAAAACGGCCTAGGTGATATTATCAAAAATGATATCACTGTTACCTTTGGTCGGGACGAAGATAACAAGGCTCTGCAATATGCAGAACTTGCGAAGGGTCAAGGTTTTGAACCTATTCAGCGCGAGACAGTTCATGCTGTGACCCTGAAAGCGCTAGTCAGAGAGCGTCTTGAGAATAATCTTGAGATGCCTTCTGACGTTTTTAAAATCTACTCGGGTAACAGTACAAAAATAAAAAGGAGATAACATGGAAACTAGTAACGAGAAACAAGTGACTATAAAAAAAGATAATCTGCCTTCAGATATTTTATTTGAAGCAGATGCAGCACAAGGTTTAGAAAACGTGAAGACAGAAAATCTGGCTTTACCAATTCTAAAACTTTTACAAAACGGATCTGGAGAAGCTCAGAAGCGTAATCAAAATTACGTTGAAGGTGCAGAACCAGGTATGTTTTTAAACACCGTGACTAAAAAAGTCTACGATGGTGCAAAAGGAATAGAGGTTGTACCCTGCTATTACAAACTTGAATATCAAGAGTGGGCAGATTTTGGTACAGGTTCAGGTAGACCGGAAAACATCTTTGATGCGAGTTCGGACATTCTTAGTAAGACTACCAAAGATCCAGGCGGAAAAGATCGTCTCGATAATGGAAACTACATTCTCACAGTCGGTCAACATTTTGTTCTGATTGTAGATGGTGACATTACGGAACCTGCTTTAATCTCTATGAGTTCTTCTCAAGGTAAAGTGAGTAGAAAATGGAATTCAATGATGGCTTCAATTACACTTGAAGGCAAAAATGGTCCTTTCACTCCTGCTACTTACAGTCATAAATACATCCTGTCTTCTGTACTTAACAGTGGGAAAGGAAACCAATGGTACGGCTTTAACGTCGTGAGAGGTGCCATGGTTGATAACTCATCACTCTACGAAAGAGCGAAAAAGTTTCACAACTCATTCGCCGGTAAATAGTGTGAATAGTGGGCGCCAAAGGGAGACTAGAGGCGCCCATGTCAAGACAGACAGGATATGACAGAAGTATTAAAAAAATTTAAAAGTATATTTGAAGGCTTAGACATAGCCCGTGGTGAAACACGTAAAACAGGTGAGGTATCTGCAAAAGGTAAAAACGTAACTATATCTAAAACTATTTCAGAACCACCTACAGAAAAAATGTGGTTGGATCATTTAAAAGGTACAGATCCTGCACTAGGTATCATTCCAATACGTAGAGATAATACTTGTATATGGGGATGTATTGATTGGGATGTGTATCCATTAGATCACAAAGAAATAGTACAAGATTTAAAAAAGAAAAAAATACCACTTACAGTTTTTAGATCAAAGTCAGGTGGTGCACATTTATTTTTATTTACAAAAGAACCAGTCCCTGCAGTTATGATGCGAGATAAATTGAAAACATATGCAGCAGCTATTGGTCATGCAAGAGCAGAGATATTTCCAAAACAAGAAAAAATAAATATTGAACGTGGTGATGTTGGTAGTTTTTTAAATTTACCATACCATAACTTAGATAACACTGTGAGATATGCCTTTGATAGTGAAGGTAATGCAATGCTAGACATTGAAAAGTTTTTCAAACATTATGATAAAAATGTTTTATCAGTAGATGAATTTAAAAAGTTAGAATTAAAAGAAAAAGAAGAAGATGACTTTTATGAAATGCCACCATGTTTAGTTACGTTACTATCTGAGGGTGTTGGTGAAGGGATCAGAAATGAAACTATGTATAGTTTAGGTGTATATCTAAAGAAAAGATTTTCTGAAGATGATTTATGGAAAAAGAAAATGAATCATTACAATATAAAATATTTTAAACCACCTATCAATGCATCAGAACTTGTAAAGACTCAGGAATCATTAGAACGAAAAGAATATTTTTATAAATGTAAAGATGAGCCATTGGTATCTTTTTGTAATGCTAAACTATGTATGACAAAGAAATTTGGTGTAGGTGATGGTGATGCACCAGTACAAACCATATCTCAAATAAGAAAGTATAACTCAGACCCACCATTATTCTTCTGTGATATTGATGGTGAAACAGTCATTGTTGATACTGCTGTTCTTCATGATCCGGATAAATTTTCTATGGCCTGTCTAGAACAAATAGGTAAACCACAAATGCCAATTGCAAAAATAATATGGCGTAAAATGTTAATAAAACTTTTAGAAGAAAAACAAACTACAGACATGAAAGCAACTGAAGACCTTAAAGTAGATAACCAATTACGAGAATACTTAGAAGACTTTGTAAATAAAGTTAAGGGTAAAGACATAAATGATATTCAAAGAGGTGTAGCATATACTGATGACCTGCATAGTTATTTTAAAATGAAAGACTTCTGGAGACATTTATTAAAAAATAAATGGTCAGATAAAAGATACCCAAAACATGTCGTGGTACAGAAATTACAAACTCTGTTGAATGTAACAGAGGATTATCCAAAAATAAATGGTAAGACAGTTCGTTGTTTTAAGATGTTAAAGATAATGTCTGTTGAACCATTAGAACCAAAATATGAAAGTCAAGAACCATCATGGAAAAGAAAGATAGAACAGTAATACCTGGACCACCAGGAACTGGTAAAACATATAGATTGTTAAATCACTATATGACAAAAGAAATAAAAGAAAACAAAACTGATCCTAAAAAGATTTGCTATATTACTTTTAGTAAATCAGCGGCAGAAGAAGCAACAGAGAGATTTGAAGAACTCTTTCCAAAAGAAAGACTTGGTTACATAGGAACCATGCATGCATTAGGTGTAAGAGAACTAAACATTGATGTGAATTCAAAACTATTAAAAGGTAATAGCCAATGGAATCAATTCAAACTTTATGAACCAATTGCAAATAGATTAAATACTGAAATGAGTATTGATCCTATTACAGGTAAAACTAGATTCAAAGATCCAATACTAACTACAAGAGACTACGCTAAAAATAAAAAGATATCTATAAACGAAGCTGCAATACAAAAAGGTATGGCAGGTTGGGCTGATATTGGTATCGCAGAAAAAATCGATGCGGCCCTGACCCAGTATAAAAAAGACACTGGCATTATAGAATTCTATGACATGATAGGTTTATTTACCGATAAGATAAAAAATAAAGATAGTTTTTTTGATGTTGTGTTTTTGGATGAAGCTCAGGATCTAAACGCATTGCAATGGGATATGTTCTTTGAACTCGAGAAACTAGCTACAAGATCATACATCGCTGGAGACGACGATCAAACTATCTATGGTTTTCAAGGTGCAGACGCATCTACATTTATAAATCTAGAAGGTGTTATCGATGAACAAGTTAAGTCGAGACGAGTACCGAGGAGCGTGCATCGAGTGGCTTTAAATATATTAAATAGAATTGGTGAACGTAGAGAAAAGAATTGGGAACCGAGAGACGAGGAAGGAGAAGTACATCACAATGTTTCACTATCAGATGTAGATTTTACAAAAGGTAAATGGATGATACTTGGCCGAACTAACAAACTTTGTGAGAAAGCAAGAGACCATTTGTATATGCAAGGATTAAGATACGAATTTGCAGGTGATAAGTACCTAGATAAAAATTCTATGTTAGCCTACGCAACTTGGAAAAGATTAAACAATGGCGCAAGCATTGATGCCAAAGATGTAAAGGTTATGTATTCTTTTTTAAAAGTAAAACTAGGACATCTGAAAAGAGGGTTTGCAAGTGGTAAAACTTTGGACAGTGTGTACTCTGTAACCTTAGAAGAATTAAAACAAAACCATGGTTTACTTGTTGAAGGTAGTTGGGAACACCTTGACTTTGATGAAGATACAAAAACTTTTATGAAACATCTTATACAAAACAATTATGATTTATTAAAAGAAGCAGATATTAAAATACTTACGTTGCATGGATCAAAAGGAAAAGAATGTGATAACGTAGTTTTATTTACAGACTTTGGTGCAGATGAATATCAAAGTAATTTTATTGAAGGTGAGTTTGAAAAGTCACCAGATAATGAACACAGATTATTTTTTGTTGGTGTAACAAGAACTAAACAAAGACTTTATTTACTACAATCAGAGGAGGGTATGGGTTATGTCATATAAATCATTGGACAAACAAGTTCAAGGAAATCACTATCAAGATTTTAAAATTCAGCCAGCTGAGTTTATAAATCAAAACAAATTGCTTTTTGCGGAAGGGAATGCTATTAAGTATATCTGTAGGCATTCTAGGAAAGGTAAACACTACGACATTAAAAAAGCAATTCATTATTTAGAAATGATTCTGGAAAGAGATTATGGAGAATTTATTTAACGAAGAAATATGGAACTCTCCAGAAGAGTTCAAAGATTTAAGTAGTTATAAATATATAGCTATCGACTTAGAAACAAAAGATCCTGATCTTAAAAAGATGGGTTCTGGTTCTATAAGAGGTAATGGTGAAATAATTGGTATAGCTGTTGCAGTGGATGGTTGGTCTGGATATTATTCTTTTGGTCATGAACAAGGTAACTTCTTTGCTAAAGAAGCGGTTATGAAATGGGTAAAAAGTATTTGTGCATTACCATGTCCTAAAATATTTCACAACGCAATGTACGACGTGTGTTGGCTACGATCTTATGGTGTAAAAATAAATGGAATCATTGTTGATACAATGATGATGGCTGCTGTACTAGATGAAAACAGGTTGTATTACTCATTGAATTCTTTAGCTTTTTTGGAGTTAGGTAAAGTTAAAGATGAAAAAGCCTTACAAGATGCAGCAGATAAAAAAGGTATAGATGCAAAATCAGAAATGTATAAACTACCTGCATCCATGGTTGGAGCATACGCAGAAAAAGATGCTGAACTAACTTTAGAATTATTTAAAAAATTTTCAGGACAAATAAAACAACAAAGCCTACAAAGAATATTTAACTTAGAAACAAATCTATTTCCAATGTTAGTAGATATGAAATTTAAGGGCGTTCGAGTAGACGTTGATAAAGCGCTTCAGCTGAAACGTGTGCTAGAGAAAAGAGAAGAGCAATGCCTTGCAAAAGTAAAACAAGTAACAGGAGTAGAAGTACAAATATGGGCAGCAAGATCGATCGCCAAAGTTTTTGAGAAACTTGAACTACCTTATTCCAGAACTGCCAAAAGTAACGCGCCATCATTTACAAAAGCTACACTAGAAAATCATGAAAATCCAGTGGTAAAAAACATTGCAGAAGCAAGAGAATTGAATAAAGCACACACAACTTTTATAGATACAATATTAAAACATGAACACAATGGACGTATTCATGCTGACATAAATCAGTTAAGATCAGATGCAGGCGGTACTGTAACCGGACGTTTCTCATACTCTAATCCAAACTTACAACAAATACCTTCAAGAAACAATTTGTTAGGACCTGCAGTACGTGGTCTTTTTATACCTGAACAAGATTGTGATTGGGGTTGTTTTGATTATTCGCAACAAGAACCTAGATTAGTATTACACTATGCAGCTCAACATCCTATCTTAAAAAATTCTGAGTCTGTTGTAGAAATGGTATCTAAATTTAATAAAGATCCTAAAATGGATTTCCATAAAATGGTTGCTAATCTTGCAAACATAGAAAGAAAACAAGCAAAGACAATTAACCTTGGTTTGTTTTATGGTATGGGTAAAGCAAAACTTCAACAATCTTTAGATTTAGAAAACAAACAAGATGCAGACGAATTGTTTAATAACTACCATGACAGTGTCCCTTTTGTAAAAGGTCTTATGGATGCCACAATGAGAGATGCTCAAAAAGATGGTGAGATTCAAACGATTGCCGGTAGACTATGTAGATTTGATAAATGGGAAGAGGCTAGGTTTGCTCCAGGTGAACTAAGGGCACCCATGACGTATGAAGAAGCGAGGGGCAAGTATGGTGAAGATAGAATTAGAAGAGCCTTTACATACAAAGCTTTGAATAAATTAATCCAGGGTTCTGCGGCTGACATGACTAAACAAGCCATGCTAGATTTGTATGAAGAAGGTATTACACCACATATACAAGTGCATGATGAACTTGATATATCTGTTCAGTCTGAGCACCAAGCTCAAAAAATTATTGCAATAATGCAAGATGCAGTTAAACTTGCAGTAAAGAATAAGGTGGACTATGAGAAAGGTCCAACTTGGGGCGATGTAAAATGAGGAGTTTTTATGGCGTATCTAAATGTAAATGTACCACCAACTTATGCACAAATAAGGAGAGAATATTTATATGATCTTAAAAAACATCATGGAGAAGTTGAAGATTGCATTATCTTTGGTCTTAGCGCTCTTACAGGTCGTGCAATATTATGGCATGCTATTATGGAAAACGGTGCAATATTCTATCGCTTACCTATTAGCGCTTTTATCCAAAAGGGATTTGATGCATCCAGAGTGCCCACAAGACGACTTGATGAACTTCAGCTTTGGAATTGTTTTAGCTACTATCCTGCTGTTAATCGTTGGGATATATTAGACGGTCAAGCAGGAAAATACATAGGAAAAGATAAAAAATGGCACTCCGGTAAATACTTATTTACTGTTGACTTTGCACATCCTGAAAGTAATATATTGGACACCGATCATTCGGAAATACCGCACGAACATAAGTGCGCTCACATTATTGCTCTCGATGATGGCAATTTTGCAGCACAACCAAACAATAGATGTATATGGGATATACCTTCGTTTACAGTAAAGGATAACACCCCTGACTGGAAAGTTCAGACATCTGAATGGAATGTAGAAGATAGTAGAGCCTGGAGAACAGAAGATACTGATAAATTCTTCTACGAAATAGAGGAGAAGAAAAATGATTAAAAAAATATTAGGGTGGGCCTGGACTATAATTTGTTGGCCTTGGAAAAAATTAGTAAAGTGGCTTTGGACTAGATAATGGTCTCATGTAAGACATGTTTTCATCCTTGTCATTGTGGTGAAGATAGTGATCTTCACGCTGATGAATACGGTGTATGCACCTGTGAAAAATGTACTTGCAAAAGAACTTATAAAAAAGAAAAAGATCACGCTACAGACATAACATACGAAAATGAGTAACAAACCTTTAAACATCGGAGAAGAGGCAAAAGTGCAGATGCCTATGAAGACGGTTGCCAGTTTGATAATTATCGTGGCACTCGGCACCATGGGCTATTTCCAAATCATAGAACGTCTTAATGTTGCAGACACTAGACTTCAATTAATGGAAAAAGATCTTGAAGAGAATACAGAGTTTAGAATTAAATGGCCACGTGGACAACTAGGTTCATTGCCCGCAGATTCTGAGCAGTTCATGATGATCGAGGATCTTTATAAGACCACGGATAAATTAAATGCACACATCGAGTCAATGGCTTTAAATAAGGTAAACATCGAGTTTTTAAGAAAACAAATGGACAAGGTTTTAATTGATATCGAAAAATTAAAAGATCAAAATAGAGAAATGAAATATACAAACGGGAGTTCACATTGATAGAATCTGTAGTAGCTCTTCTTATGTTTGTAAACGCCGAGATCAAGGAGGCCCGTTTGCAGACTGAAGGTATGGCACAATGTTTACGTGGCAAGCGTCACGCTGAACGTGAGTACTCTGAATCAGTTACATATAAATGCTGGAAAGGCAAAGCAGAATTAGAGGACAACATCGATGGCTCAAAATCAATCAAGAAACTCATCATCGAATAAGTATGCAAAAGAACTTAGAACTCCTAAGTATAAATCACGTGTAATACAATCAAAAAAAGTATATACTAGAAAAGGAAATAAAAATGAATTTAACACGAAACTTTAGTCTTCAAGAACTGATTAAATCAGATACAGCTATCCGTAAAGGGATTGATAATAATCCTAATGCAGATCAAGTAGAAAAATTAAAAAGACTATGTGAACACGTTCTCCAACCAGTACGTGATCACTTCGGCAGGGTCAAGGTGACGAGCGGATTCCGGAGCCCTGAGCTATGTGTAGCCATCGGTAGCTCAATCAATTCACAGCACTCGAAGGCCGAGGCGGCAGATTTCGAAGTTTTAGGCGTAGATAATGCTGAAGTTGCTGATTGGGTCTACATGAACTGTCAGCCAGATCAGCTAATTCTGGAGTACTACACGCCCGGAGAGCCTAATAGCGGGTGGATTCATGCAAGTTGGGTAGAATTCCAACCCAGAGGTCAGTATTTAAGAGCATACAGAGATACAGATACAAAGAAAACAAAGTATTTACCTATCATAGGTAAAGCGGTAGATTTAGTATAATGTCTAAGTTGTTTGAAGTCTTTAGTAAAATAGATACTGTAACAGGGAAATGTCATCACTGTAATGAAATTTCTATCTTAGTTGCAATTGTATCAGAATTTTACAGATGTACTAATTGTGGTGAAGATACTAGACAGCATGTGAATGGTAGTATAAGATATTTGCAATTATCGGAAAGAGATAAAGAATGGTTAAAACAACATAACGATGGCAAAGCGTAAATTTACAAACTTCACACCAAGACCAAAGCCTCGTAAAAGACCAAGACGTCATTCAAAATCATTAAACAAACATAAGAAGCGTTCATATAAAAAATACAACCGTCAGGGACGTCCACAATAGTGAAACTACATACACATTTTGAATTTGTAGATAATTACAAAGGTGATTTAAAAGAAAAAGTTTTAAAGTATACCCACAAAGATTGGGATAAGTACAGCTATCGACAAAAAACATTTGATGTGCACAGAGCTACAAAGACAATACCTTTGATCTGGAATGAAATAGATAAAGATAATAAAAGAAATACAGACATAGATAAACTAAAGTTATGGCCTGAAGCAGATAAATACAAAAAAGATTTAGAGAATTTACGAGACGTATTATTAAAAAAGTACGGACCAGGTTTTATCTCAACAGCTTTATTAATTAATCTACCATCAAGATCAGTTATTCATCCACACGTAGATAACTATGATCCTTACTTTGCTATGGTAAACAGAGTGCATTTACCAATTGTTACAGATGACGAAGTATTATTTTATGTAGGTGGTGAAGAAAGACATTTAAAAGAGGGAGAGATATTTGAAATAAACAATCACAATGATTTACATTGGGTACGAAATAATTCTAAAATAGATAGAATTCATTTGTTGATAGATTGGCTAGCTCTTGACAATGATCCTAAAATATCCTAGCTTGATACAAAGGAAAAAGAAATGAGTGAAAGAAAAATAGAAATAAAAACTACTGGAATATCACAAAAACAATGGAGTGTATTCTTATTAGAACTTAACTTAATGAAAAAAGCCTGGAGACCTTACGGTGTTAAGGTACAAATAAAAGCACCAGGTATAAAAAATATTATTGAGAAAGGTACTAAATTAAATGTCTTTGGTGGCAAGGTTGGAACAGAAGACAAAAGAATTAGATAGAATAGCTAATCTTTGGAATAAAACTAAGGACCCTAAATATAAAAAACAATGGTACGCGCTACTTAAGCAGGTACCTTCGGCTTCGGTTTCGGAACAATAACATTCAATTCTTTACATTCAAATTTAACAACCATTTTATTACTTTCCATATAACCTCTTTCAATATCTTCCATCTCTTGAAGACGTTGGAAAGTTTGTTGTGCAACACCATAACCGCTATTTACACAATCATAGTGAGTGTTAAATGAAAAACCTGCATAATGGCTAGATGGACATTGACCCGTAACCATTGAGCATAAATAAAGAACTAATATAAATTTAGTCATTGACTCCTGTTGTAATTTTAATATAAAATCCTATATGTCAGAAATAACTTTGAAAGGATATAACAAATGACAGACATAAGCAAATACAAAAGTATAGCAATTGATCATGACTGCTATAACAAATTAACTAAACTATCAAAACATCTCGCACCCAGACATGCCAAATTGTCCAGGGCACAAGTCGTAAAGGTATTAGTGGAAGAAAAGGTAGAGAAGTTAAATGGCAAACTTAGATAAAGAAATATGTCCCGTATGTAATGGTAATGGGTACGTATTATCGGGTGTAACCGTTTATCAATGTAGTTACTGTGATTCTCAAGGCGAGATACCGAAGCGAGAAGCGAGTGTCGAGGAGCTACAGAAAGTGATTGAAGAATTAAAAGTACATAGAGGAATCTTGCAAGGTAAAATTAAACAACAAGCCATAAAGATTGCTGAACTAGAAAACTTTTTAAATGTTCAAGAATATAAAAAGAAAGCATTATCATGATTGGAGAAGCTGAACTAGCATACATTGCAGGTCTCTTTGATGGTGAGGGTAGTATCTCTTACAAACAATATATGCGTCAAAGACCAAACAATAAAAAACCATATCCAACATGGCAAATAAGAATGGAGATAGCTATGACTGATAGATCCATTTTAGTTTGGGTGTGTGAAGTTTTAGGTGTAGGGACAGTGACTCCAAAAAGATATAAGACTCCATATACTGTCGGTTGGAAAAAACAATGGCGTTGGAGATGTAGTCATCAAGATGCGTACTATGTAGCAAGATTGCTTTGGCCCCATGCACATGTAAAGCTAGAAGGAATACAGCAAATCATAGAACACTATGCATCTAAAAAATTAAACATTAAAACAAAAGATAATATTGTAGACCTAGAGGAATACAGGAAAGGAAAAAATGAAGTTAAAGGACCCAATAGTATTAACTGAAGATATAAAAAAACTTGATAAAAAAATTATTAAGTTAAAGAAACAAAACAAAGAACAAGCAGAAGAGATATCTGATCTAAATGAATACATCGATGTCTTAGAAGCACAGATTGCAGACTACAAAGCAAGGTTTGTACCGGACTTTGAGGTACTTGAAAAAGGTGGAGCAGAAGTTCCAATATCTGATTTAAAAATTATGTCAGATAAAGCAAAGCGTTCTATGGCAAAACGATTCCTCAAAAGATATGGTGAGGAGTGGGTTAGAGTTAATATTTTAGAGAATGAAAAACTAAAATAATGGCAAAGAAGGCTCACGTGACAAGGCGAATACAGATCGCCAAGCATAAGTTTATCCTGGAAGTTTATCTAGCTTTAGAAGGACACAAAGAGATTAGTTGGGAAATCTTTCCGCTTAGTCACAAAGCTGCCTTATATGCTTTTTCTAATAAGCAAAAAATTGAGACTTTGGTTGAAAAGAAATATCTTTACGAGCCTAAAAAATGACAATTGTAGATGGGATATATATGTTATTAACCGGAATATGCGCGCTAACTATAGCTGCAATCATTGCATATTTTATAATTAAAAAGGTAATGGAAAAAGATGAAATGGAATAAAAAATATACTTACCCTACATCAACTAGGGCTTTGGTAAATGATGAGAGAATCTATGATGTATCTCAAGAAAAGTTACCAAGTGTTACAACTATATTATCTGCTACTCAACCCCAAGAAAAGCTAGATTCTATCGCAAAATGGAAAGCTAGGGTCGGGCACGAAGAAGCTGATCGTGTTAAAAAT